ATATTGATACCAATCACGGCGGAGATACGGCAAACGGATTAAAATTTAGAATTCAAATGAAACACGTTCGCCGGGCAAGACCACAGCAAGCTCAAATAACAGGTATATCCTCTGTTGTGGCTTCAAAAACAAAGACAAAGCAAAATGCCGGAACACAGCAGCCGAAACAAACAGCTAAAAAAGCCAATAACAAAGAATCGGACACACGGCTTGCCAAAAAATCAAATGGTTTCAGCGGCGGCGGTAAAGGCGGCGGGCTTGGTACAGGTGACATTGACCCGGTAATGGAAAGATTCTTACTTAGGGAGGGGCGAAATGTCTGATTATCAATTTATATCAATAGACAAAGAGTTAATCCCTTACAAATTTGATATAACTCTCTCCGGTCGTACCTTCACGATTGAAATAAACTATAACGCCATGCGCGACTTTTTCACTATAAATTTACTGCGTGATGAAATTTCCGTTGTTATAGGTGAAAAGATTGTATATGGAAGACTGCTGTTCCTTAACCAGCAACATTTAGATGTACCCACAGTACCAATTATCCCCTACGACCTATCTCTTACAGAAAACAGGGTGACATGGGAAAACCTAAACAACACAGTATTTTTATGGCTTCCGAATGGTGGGCTTGAGGATGGATAGTTTTTGGAATAGGCAATGCACGGTAGTAGCCGGAGGCAAACTCTTTAATATGGACGAGCTGGACATTGAATTCAGCATACCCTTTGACAATGACGAAGAACCGGACGTTGCAGATGTGAAAATTTACAATCTATCCGAAAATTCCATAAACTCAATTAATAAAGATAAACACGTAATAATAAACGCAGGGTACAGGGGTGATGTCGGTACAATTTTTAAAGGTACAATCCAAAAATCTTTTACACGATGGAGCGGCGTGGATAAAACAACCCAGCTTACAATAGGTGACGGTTCGCATCAATGGCTGACTAAACACGTAAGCGTAGCATATGGCGGGGGCATAACCGCAAGTGCCATACTGGGGGATTTAACCGGGCGGTTCGGCTTAGAGATTGGCAAGCTTAACTTAGTCAACGACCTAACCTACCCAAACGGGCGCATTATTGATTGTAGTTTGAAAGACGCAATAATCCAAATTGTTAACGAATGCGATACCGAATTCAAGATATCCCAAGGCAGAATATTTATAATGCACCACGAGCAGGGCATACCTACAAACTTTGTTTTAAATAAAGATTCCGGATTAATCGGAAGCCCCGAAGTATTTGAAAAAGAAGAGAACGGCGAAACATACAAGGGATTTAAAGTTAAAATGTTACTTAACCACAGAATCACAATAAACAGCATACTTCAAATACAAAGCAAAACCGCAAACGGCACATACCGTGTACTTCGGGGAAGTCACAAAAATAATGGCAACGATTTTTTAACAACGGTGGAGGTGAAGGAATAATGGCGAGTATAGATAAAGTTTTTCAACAAATGTTTAACGAACACTTAAATAATTTGCATACAGGTATGCCCTGCGAAGTTGTTGAACTTGTGCCTAAACTTAAAATAAAACCATTATTCCAACGAAAAAAGTGTGGGCAGACAAACGACTACCCCATAATAGAAGACCCACCAAAATTACAGCATGTAGGCAAGCTGGAATTAGGTGACAAAGTTTTTGTAATGTTCGCGGAACGCGCATTAGACTTCGTAGGCAAACGCCGCCACGACCTGCGGGACGCAGTAATAATAGGTAAGTTCTGATGGACAGGCGTACATTTAAAGTAGTAGATGGCGATTTGGCTTTCGATACAGACAGGAATATTATGTTTGTTACGGGCGATGATGAAATCGCCCAAGCCTTGGAACGAGCTTTTACAACCAATGCGGGTGAATGGTTCTTAAATGACAATCACGGTTTAGAATATCCCCAAATACAAGGCAAAAAAGGGCTTAAAGATGAAATAGTACAAATGGCAATTATACGGTGTGCATTGCAAGACGCAAGAGTGCAGGAAATTATAAACATAGATATTCAGCGTGACATAGCAAAGCGCACGATAAATATAGAATTTCATTGCAAGGTAGATACGGGAGCGGTTATAACTGTTCCTTTTTCATTTGACTAAACACCCATTAAACGTCGGGAGGTGAACCCTATGTCTGAATTTGGATTGACGGTTACAGGCTTTAAGCGGAAACCCTACACGCAACTAATTACAGATAAAATAGAACGTGCGCGGGATTTATTCGGTGAAGACATAGAAATATCAGACCGAAGCCCTCTTGGGTTATACATTCAATCCGAGGCATGGGAAGAATCCAAGTTATGGGATGAAATGGAGAACGTTTATTTTTCTGCGTTTATAGATGATACCGAGGGCAAACAATTAGACGGGCTTGTTAAATATATTGGACTTTTCCGCAAACCAGCCTTACAAGCAACAGGCGAAATAAAAGTTACGGGGCGAATCGGTAAAGAAATCCCCCAAGGCACAAAAGTACGAACCGAAAGCGGTATCGTTTTTGAAACTACCCAAGCCGTAATGCTTGATGACAGCGGAATTGCTACAATTCCCATTAAAGCCGTAATACCCGGCAAAACAGGCAACGTAACTGCCAACCGCATAGACCGACTGTTTAACCCGGTTGAAGGAATAACGGGTATAACAAATCCCGAACGCACAAGTAATGGTTTAGAAATAGAAGCCGACGAGGAACTGCGTGACCGCTACTATCGTTCACTTTCAAGAAAAGGCAAGGCAACCCGAGCGGCAATAGAAGCAGCTATTTTAGAATTGCCTACGGTTAAAGATGCATTGGTTCTCGAAAATACCACAATGGAAACAGACAAAAACGGCATTCCGCCCAAAGCTATTGCACCCTTTGTGTTTGACGGTAATGCGGAGGAAATTGCAGAGGCAATTTTAGCAACAAAATCGGCGGGAATACAAAGTTATGGTGATATTGTCCTTGAAGTTTACGACAGCCGGAACTACCCACACAAAATAGGCTATACAAAGGCAAGCGATATACAGGTTCATGTAGATATAACTCTAATCCGCAACGCCATGTTTAAACCCGGTTATGAAAATATCGTTCGCACGGCAGTAATTCGCTATATTGGCGGTTTAGATGGTGATGGTACAGAATTTAGGGGGTTAGGCTTGGGACAAACCATTGTTCACTCCCGGATTATAGCAATAACCCATGACCAAGGCATTAATGATGCCATTGTACGTATAAGCACAGACGGCGACAACTGGGTGGAGGAAAATCTAGCTGTACCGATTATGCAAATAGCCATAACCGATTACACGAAGGTGGTGGTGCGTTAATGATTATGCATGAAAAAAATATGCAAGAATTAGAGCATCCGGCAAGCCACCTGACTGACAATTACAAAAAAGATGAAAACAGCAACAATTATAAGCTCTTAGACTTGGGACACCAAGAGCATAAGGAAATCATGCGTAATTTACGCTTAATAGAATTATGGCGGAATATTGATAATGCTGAGGGCTTCACACTTGATAAAATCGGCAAAAATGTGCTGGAGCTTAGGAACGGCAGGGCAGACCTCGAATATCGCAAGGCAATCAAAATAAAAATTCGCGGAAATCTTAGCGCGGGGCTGGTTGAAGATTTCAATGTCATAGGTGAAACCTTCTTTGGTGATAACTACGAAGGGATAACAGAAACATGGCAACTTGAACAATACAACCATGAACCCGCAGGGCTTTGTTTTTCCGTGATAAATTTAACCAATGAGCAAGTACATGAATTTGATTGTATTAGAGATATACTCAACGAGATAAAAGCCGGGGGTGTTGCTCTTTTTTTTATTATAAATTTACTGCTCGAGACAGCCGAAGCTCCGGTACACATCTCTCCTGTAGCATTCCCTGAAATTGAAACGATTACATTTCCATTTGCGGAACCAGAAACAGATTTTAATGCAAATATTACCGTTGCGGGAAACGCATGGGACATCGAAACTATACGGCTTCCGTTTTTTGAAACACAGGGTTTTTGTTTCAATTCGCTTCCGCGACAGGGAAATATGGAATATTTGCTTTTAGACGATGGCGTTTTGCTAAATGATTTATATTTGATTAGGTGAGGGTGAGGTTATGGCAAGGAAAGTTATTAACGCAGGAACAACCGCCGCAGACAGCGATACCGGGGCGCGAGTTGCAGAGAAAATAAACGCAATGACGGATGAATTATACAGCGAGGATGAACGGTTAAGCTCGGAATTGAAACAATTAAACGAGGAATTGAAAGCGGTAACAGCGGGTATTATAACCATTGACCCCGACAACCCGTTCCTAACGCTGGATGCAATTACCAACCCGCAGGAGAATTGTCTATATATAATTGGTGCAGTATACCCGTTCGAGTGGTTTATGTATCTTAACGGAAAATATAAATCATTCGGACAGTGGGCGATTGACCCCCTGTTATTTGTCGCACGGGATGAAATTAACGCACCAAATGGCGTTGCACCATTGGACAAAAACGGTCTCTTGCCGCCTGATAATTTGCCGAAGCATACGCATTATGGCGAAGATTTAACAGTACCATTGCACCTAGAAGGAAATGTATCCTCTACGATATTGGGTATCGAAAATAACGGCGGCGGTGGGGCATTAAGTGTCGATAGCAATGGAGTTAGCGCAACATTTGGCGCATCCAACTGGAGTACCGGTATGGCGATAAGTGCCCGCAATGAAAGCAGTAATGCGACAATTAATGCCATAAACAGTAGCAAAGGTGCGGCAATTAACGCCCAAAGTGAATCAATACCCCTCACTCTTATAAATCTCAAAAATAACATCCCGTTCACGATAAACGGTGTGCCGTTTGAAATCCCGCTAGTAATAATTAGAATTGAATTTGCAAAGGAGTTTAAAGGACTCCCGTTTACAATATCTGCGACAGATTTTAATTTTGAAGGAATTGTGCCTGATTCACTTGTCGATAGTATTATTGTTCCACGCATCAATGTCTCTTATCTTGTATCAATTACACCAGTAATTATACGAAAAGCTGTTACCCCTTCAGAATTCGGAATAACAGCGGTTACTATCGAGTACACAAAAACTGATTTGCATAACTTGACATGGCCTCAAATAAACGAGGTCGCTATTGCGGGTAAAATGGATAGTTACGGCTGGATGATTGGCGATGAGGTAGATATACAACTAACCACAGGAGAGGTATTAACTTTTAGAATTATTGGGTTTAATCATGATGACCTGACATCTGGCGGAAAAGCGCCGATTACTTTTGCAATGCGCAATTTAATGGCTTCAAGGCAGAGGATGAATGCAACAAACACAAATGTCGGAGGGTTTGTCGGGAGTGAAATGTTTGAAAGGCTTAATAACGGAGACATATGGCACTCGTTGCCGGAAGATTTGAGAGCAGCAATCAAGCCTGTTAATAAAAGAACGGGTGCAGGGGGTGGAGTTTCACAAATAGTTACCGATTCAATGCGAGTATGGTTCTTTTCGCAAACAGAAGTTTCAAATCTAACAGTTGGCACGTTGGCAGGGCAGGGCGCACAATATCCCATCTACACTAATGATGCCAGCAGAATAAAGCGCTTGTCTAATGGCGCAGGTGCTGCGGCCCCTTATTGGCAACGCACCCCTGAATTCGCAAATGCGACATTTAATACGATACGATATAGAACTGTAAACTCAAGTGGGCTTATGAATGCCGGGGCTAATGCTGCCCCTATTAGTTACGATGTTGGTGTATGCTTTGGTTTCTGTATCTAAAAAAGGGGTGGTTTCATGCATCAATGGGTAAAAATGCAAGAAAACGGAATTGGAGTTTTATGCGAAGAACATGAAGCCGAGGGCGTTGTGATTGGCGGCAAGGCATATTGGGGAGAAGATGCAATAGATTCACTGGTGCGCCGCCCAAATGAACTTGAAGACGCTTTAGTAGAAATTGCTATTATGCTTTCCGAACCGGAACCGCCGATTAAAGAAATTGATAAAATCACGCTGGCTACCAATAAAGCTGAATTAAATTTTGTTGTAGCGGGGGCGGAAATTAACTACGCCGGATGTTTAAGCGGGGTTGCAAGCATTTTTGCGAGAAAAGTTAAAAATAATCAAATGACGATAGAGGCAGTTCCTCTTCGTTGGCGTGACGAGGTGCAAAACCAGCAACCGCGATATACAAATAATCAATGAGTTGTATGGTTAATTAGGACGGTGTAACTGTCTTTTTTTATTTTTAGGGAGGACGAAGCGAATGAACGAAAAAAATTACGGAAATCTCTATATCACACATAATGGTCTTAATTTGATTGCAAAATGGGGCACGGGAGCTCCACGTATTATTGACAGCGTGTGGGTAGGAAGCGGAAGGCTTACAGAAGGACAAAACCCTTCTACGCTCAATAATTTAATTAACCCTGTTGCACGAGCATCTTCAAGCGTTCCGCAAACCGTGGACTCTCAGATTCAATTTATAATCGAGTACAGCAATAATATGGGAGCGGAATTCGGCGGGCCGCTTACGACCGGGTTTTATCTTAATGAATTTGGCATTTTTGCTACAGACCCCGATTTAGGACAGATTTTATTGTTATATGGCTATTTGGGTGATAATCCAAAATTTATGAGACCGTACAGTGATGGTTTAAAACAAATGTTAAAATCCCCGATAACCATTGGTGTAAGCGGTAGTAGTAAAGTTGTTTTATCTTACCCTGCACACGCTTTTGTGACTTCAGAAGAAATGGCGGTATTCGTTAATAATGCGCTTGTAAACCCCGGTGATGTGACAGCGCGGCAATTGGTTAACCGCATTTATGAAGGTGTTGATCTTGAAGTCGTTCACAGTGCGGAGATTGCCGTTGCTCCGTTTAACGGTGATGTATGGGCGTGGATACGTGCAAGGATACGTGCAGGAAATTACAGCGGGATAAATACAGGGGATTTTATACGCTTTCTCGTAGGTAGTGTGACTGTCATTGCGGAAGTTGCCGGGCTAAACACTTACACGCATTCGGGTGGGGCGTGGGGTAGCAATCAAAGAATCGGCAATCATATAGATTTTATAAGCCGCAACCTATGGCCGGAAAGACGAAATATAAATCT